TTTTGAACATATAAACCATCCAAACCAATTTCTTTAACTTCTTCGATTGTAAAGAATACTGAATGTGATTTGGTGGAACTACCCAAGTCTCTTGGATATTGTACAAAGTCCAGTCCGCCACTATCATACAATGATCCAAGTGGACCGCCTAGTAATCCACCTGGTATATTAATGCCGCCAATTGATGTTGGTATTGAAATAAGTGCCATCGTTTTGTTTTCTGAAAGAGTGATATATAGTATTTATGGCATATTCAGGAACGTTTCGACCCTCAAATCCCCAAAAATACATGGGAGACCACAAAAACATTATATATCGCTCATCATGGGAATGTCGAGTGATGAATTGGCTCGACAAAAATCCAAGTATTGTGTCTTGGGCCTCAGAAGAATTGATAATTCCATACAAATCACCAGTTGATAATCGTATGCACCGATACTTTCCAGACTTTGTTGTTAAAGTTAAGGACAAAAATGGGCAAACAAGAACGATGATGCTTGAAGTAAAACCAAAAAAACAAACAATGGAACCTGAAAAGAAGAAACGTGTTACGAAACAATACATACAAGAGGTTGTCACATGGGGCGTCAATCAAGCCAAATGGAAGGCTGCAACAGAATATTGTTTGGATAGAGGTTGGGAGTTCAAGTTAATAACGGAAGACCATCTTGGACTGTAACTAAATATCCAATGACGACAAAATCCATACTCACCACATTATCAGAAGAAAAGATAGCGGCTCAATATCCAACGATGAGCCGTGAATCTTTGCGTTGGTTGTTGCAAAAAGTTGCAGCGCTTAGAAATCCAACACGTTTATCTGTTCCAATTACAAAAGAACAGAATAGATGGACAAGACCAGGAGACAGACAGAAATTTTTAATGGGTGGCATGTATTACTTTGTGTATGATCCAAAAGGTAAGGCAAATTTACCATATTATGACAGATTTCCACTGGTATTACCACTTAAAAGACAATCAGATGGGTTTATTGGGTTAAATCTACATTATTTGCCGTTAAAGTATAGGGTTCTTTTCCTGCGTAAGTTATTGAATTTCGCAATCTATGATGAGAATGATGAAATAAAGCGAATCCGTATCACCTATCAAATCCTGGAGGCTTCTTCTAGGTTAAAAGAATTCAGGCCTTGCATCAAACACTACCTATACAGTCATATAAAATCCAGAATTCTGGCTGTAGAACCTAACGAATGGGATATTGCAACATATTTACCAATTCATCAGTTCAAAAAGGCAAAACCACAAGAAGTCTGGAAAGATTCGGTCCAAGAAATAAGGAATTCTTAAATGGCACGTACACTCAACGATTTTAAATCAAGTTTTTCTGGTGATTTGGCTAGAACCAGTAGGTTCGATGTTGAAATACCTCTACCATTAACTTTGGTACCATATATAAAGTCTGCACGTAGACTAAATTACAGATGTGAAGTGGCCACATTGCCAGGAAGAACATTTGCAACAACGGATCAAAAGACTTATGGTCCAATAGAAAAACATCCATATCTTACAACATACAATGATATTGATTTGACATTCATTGTTGATGATGATATGCAACAGAGATTGCTTTTTGATGGTTGGTTGAATTACATAAATCCAACATACAATTACAATATGCGTTACAAAGAAAATTACGCAACAACTTTGACAATCAATCAATACAACGTTTCAAACGAAAAAACATATGCTGTCAGCTTGATGGATGCATATCCAATTTCTATGAATCAGTTGGATTTGGATTGGAACGGAGATGGGTATCATAAACTGACAGTGACATTTGCATACACATATTGGAAAAATTTGTCTCTACAAGCTTTGGGTATGGACCTTTTGGATGCAGGTTTGGATTCCATTGCAAGCGAATTGGGTGGATTAGGTGGTTCTATAGGAAATGCTGTCTCAAGTGGATTTAATGACATGGCAAATTCTATATCATCACCAATAAATTTTAATGAATAAATTAAGGAGTTATTATGGCTTTACCAAAACTTGAAGTGCCAACTTATGAACTGGAATTACCACTTTCTAAAAAGAAAATTAAATATAGACCGTATCTAGTCAAAGAACAAAAGGCCTTGATGATGGCCCTGGAATCTTCTGATGCAAAAACAATTCAACATAATGTCAGAGAAATTTTGACTGTATGTACCTTGTCTAAAGATGTGGACATTGATGAATTGCCAATTGTAGATATTGAATATTATTTCCTACAGTTGAGAGCAAAATCAGTCAGTGAAATCTCCGAATCAAAGTACCGTTGCAACAATGAGGTTGATGATAAAGTCTGTGGCAACATTATGGAAGCCAAGATTGATTTGACTGAGATACAACCAGTACAAGAAGAATATGTGGATCCAGAAATTAAATTGACCGACACAATCACTATCAAGATGAAATATCCACCATTTAAGTTGGTTAAAGATTCTATTGATATGGATAACATCACAGAAGTTACCTTCAATATGTTGGCACAGTCGATTGAATATGTTTATGATGGTGAACAATTCCACTATGCAAAAGAAGTTCCTGTGCAAGAATTGGTTGAGTTTATCGAACAATTGAACCAAGAACAGTTTGAAAAACTGGAAAAGTTCTTTAATAGTATTCCTAAACTATCTAAGAAAATTGATATGACTTGTTCCAAATGTGGTTTCGAACACCACTTGGATGTGGAAGGGCTCGAAAGTTTTTTCGGCTAATACTTTGTTATGATGATTTAAAAAATTACTACAAGACTAACTTTTCTTTGATGCAACACCATAAGTATAGTCTTACCGAACTTGAAAATATGATACCTTGGGAACGAGATATCTATGTCGCCATGTTGATTCAATATTTGGAAGAAGAAAACCAAAAACTAAAAGAACGACAAAGAAATAAATGAAGTTATTCGGAAATAAAAAAGAAGGTACAGGCGATAAATCGTCAAGTCCTGTTGCGTCTGAAAAAACAAAAAGTTCTGCTAGTTTTCTGAAAAGAACTGTAAGTAAAATTGGCAGTCTTTTTTCTAAAACAAATACCGAAAATACTGTTGAACCTATGTCTAACGCCGAATATCTCGGTGAAATTTATAAATTGATGGTGCAAAACAGTGTCGATATAAAATTAGAACGTGAACAACAGGTTAACTTTAGAGAAGAAGAAGATTTTGAGGAACAAAAAAGACACTCCGAAATAATTAAGGCTTTGACTATACGTAGAAGACCGAAACCTAAAGCAGTTATACGCCGTGAGAAGAAGGCAGAAGAAAAGGCCAAAGAACCGCCTAAGAAAACTGGTGAACCACCTAAGAAACCAGCTGAAACACCTAAGAAACCATCAGAGCCATCTAAACCAGCTGAAACACCTAAGAAACCAGCAGAGCCAGCTAAACCAGCTGAAAAACCAGTTGAAAAAGCCAAAAGAGAAGTTGATGACGGAGTTAAAAAAGCTGCTGAAGAAAAGGCTAAAAAAGATGCTCAAGAGGCAGCCAAAAAAGCTGCTGAAACCAAAGCCAAAAAAGAAGCTGAGGAAAAGGCTAAGAAAGCTGCTGAAGAAAAGGCTAAGAAAGCTGCTGAGGAAAAGGCTAAAAAAGAAACAGCAGAAAAATTAAAGAAAGAGGAACAAGAAAAATTAAAACGTGAGGCTGCGGAGAAAGCTAAATCTGAAAAATTAAAGAAAGATGCAGAACCGGTTAAACCTTCTACTGCAACTCAGAAACCTCCTGCAGCTGCAAAACCTTCAGCAACCGAAACTGCTGTAAAGGTTGCTACTGGTACCGCAAGTGTTGCTGGTATGTCTGCGGCCGCAGCGGCTTCTATCAAGCTTGAAACAGGTTCTGATGCTTCACAAGCTATTAAAAAAGTAGGTCAAATAGTAGATAATGACCCTAAAGCTGGAATTAAATCTTATGGAGTTTTTGGTTTAAATTCAGGAGGAAAAAATGTTAATGAATCTTCTATAGGTAGTTTCGTTAAAGAAAATCGTCAATTCGGGTTTAAATCAACTATAGCATCTAAACAATTTGATGATGAATGGACAAATATTGCCAACACAAGACCCAAGGAGCTTTTGGATGCTCAATTGGCTTGGTATGACCGACATGTTGCTAAACCTGCTCTGAAAGACCTATCTGGATTTCCAATAGCAATAGTTTCTGATCCTAGAGTTATACTCTATATGACAGATAGAAGAAATCAATATGGAGGCCAAGGCTTAAAATCTGCCCTTCAAAAAGTGAAATCGGTTTCAACAGCCGAAGAATTTATAGATAAGATGACAGAAATTGATTTGAATAATATAGAAAAAGATTTTAAAACTTATTTACAAACTAATCCTAAAAATAAACCAGGTTTGGTTGGTAGAATTGAAAAAAGAAAACAGATGGCATTAAGTCTTTCTAAAACTCAAGAAGTTATTAAAACTGAAGAAAAACCTAAACAGGTTAATTCAAACGCAAATTCAGGCACATATGTGGATCAGTCCTCTAGACAAAATATAGATATGAAGAAACAGGATAATCCTGCACCGATAAACATACAACAGAACACAACGAATGTAAACAATACAACAGAATCATCAAATGCACCAATCGTTGATGATAGACCAGCACACCAAAGAAAGTAAAAAATGGCAGATAATAAACTAAATTATCAACAGGCTAGAAGTGTCAGAAAAGCAAAATTTTCTGATATATTGCTTGACCAACTAGCACAAAGTGATAGAAGTGTACTTGGTGCCGTTGGCAAAACCATTTCAATGAAAGGTCAGGCTAGAATTAAAGGCATCAAAGAGAAATTTGATCCTTTGAATATCATAAGATTTATGACTATGGGGTCCAGGTTTGGTCCCGCTTTGTTTGGTAAAATGACTGGTCGTAATCAAAAAGATATTGACTATTTTACTGGTCGTACTAAAAGTGTTGTTGGCACCAGAAACACCGCAGATAGATTAAAGAAAGTTGGTGGTGACGGTGATTCAGAAGGCATCAATCAACAATTAGCAAAAATATTTTCTTTCCTACAAAATAATCGTGAAGAAGATATTAAGTTAAAACAATTAGCAAAAAATTCTGAGGAAGAAATTGCCTTGGAAAAAGGTAAACGCCATAAAGAATTGATTGATACACTACAGAAGTTAATGAAACATATTAATTCTGGTGGTAAGATGACTGCTGAACCAATGGAAAAAACTTCAATGTTTGGCAACATATGGGATAATATCAAGGGTTTGGCTGAGATGATGGGTGAAATGCGAAAATTCATGTTTGATATGGCAAAAAGAATAGGCATGCCAATTACTAAAGGCCTTTTGTCGGCTGGTAAATTTGGTTTACGTATGTTACCAATTGTTGCTGCGGCCGCCGTGGTTGGAACAGCTATTCTTGGCGCTGATTATCTTGCTCGTGAGTATCTTGGTGTTGGAAAAAATGCAGACGGAACTGATATTGTAATTGATGAGAAACAAGATGAAGAAAACTGGAATAAAATGGATGCAGCTGAAAAGTTTGAATCCAGTATTGCAAGAGCTATAGAACAAGCCGGCGATATACTTTCACCAAATGCAGCACTTGAAGCGAGAGCTGCGAGAATAAAAAACGAAACTGAGTATCTAAAAAAGAAAGAACAAGGAACTGCAACAAGAGTGGAACCAGAAGCACCAGAAGATATGATGTTTGATCCTGAAGGTAATTTGATACCTTTGCCACCAAATAAGTATCAATCTTCACCTGTTACAATGCCAGTAAAACCTGCTGTCGTACCACAAGCACCAGCAAATATGGAATTTGATGCTGAAGGTAGATTAATACCCTCGCCTGTACAAACTAAACCAGTACCTGTACCTGCGATACCAAAGTCTGCACCCGTTTCATCACTATCAAATACCAATTCTGATTTGAATTTACCTAAACCTGCCGCATCAAATGATATGAAACCTATCATTAACAAGACAGTAAACAATCTCTCACAGAAGCAGGAAAGAACTGGATTAAGACCTAGTCAAATATCTGTGCGTAATGATGAACCAACGTTCATGCAATTGATTATTCAATCAACAAGAGTTGTTTAACCAATAAAAAACCCCGCCGAAGCGGGGCCTAAACGGTCAGAGAATCGTTTAATCTTCAGCCAACTTGGCAAAGTATTCCATATCGTCATCATCAGTAGCTGCGATATCAACTTCAACTGGCTTCTTTGGTGCAGCCTTAGCTTGTTCGACTGTGGTACGTGCTCGTGGAGCATCACCCTCATCATTCAAACCAAGTACTTTATCCAAACGTGTTTTCAACATATCATAAGACTTGAATTCTTTGTCAGCCGTCAACTCAGTCAATGAGAATTGTGACTTCCAAATTTTCTCCAACTTCTCATCGTCATCCAACAATGCAGATGGTGATGTGAATTCGGACTTATCATAGTTTTGATAACCCGCAACTTTAGTGATACGTAACTTAAAGTTAGCACCCTTCCACAAATCAAATGGATTGATTGGTGTTTCATCTTCAAATGCAGGATTCATTGCACCTGTAACCTTCTCAAAAATCTTGGCACCAAACTTGAACAATTTAACTTGTCCTTCGTTCTCTGGATGCTTAGGATCAGAGATGATATAAACGTTAGCAATGTAACTTAGTTTGCGTTTTTGTTTACGAACAATGTCTTTGTTCGCTTCAATGCCTGAGTTCCACAATTTGTTGTTGTGTTCACATACAGGACATTGTTGGTTCTTGGTTGTTAAACACTTGTCGATTAACCAACCACCAGGACCTTGAAATCCATGTTCGAAAATCTTAGCCCAAGGAAGACCATCTTCACCATCAACTGCTGCTGCGGGTAGAAAACGAATCGTAGCCATGCCGTTGCCAGCTTTGTCTACTTCTGGTCGCCAAAAGTTTTCTTTATCGGATTTACCTTCAGTGGAGGCGTTGAGCTCTGCCACTTTTGCTTTCAATGTGTCCAGATTGCCTGAACTTTTTTTAAGATTTGAAAAATCTACCATGATTTACCTTTCTAGTATAAACGGAATATTAACGGAG